CAACGTATCAAGGGTTTTCTTACCTGGCTTGGTAAGCACAACGGTGTAACATCCTAGGTGTTTGGGGTACCCTTTGAGTGCAATGATGTTATGTCTGCTGAAGACATGGGCAGATGCTTAACAGCCATCACTGAAGGTACTAGGGTATTCGGGAAGAGAGGGGCTAAGATCATCAAGGCTAGTTTCTCTCACGGGATGCTAAACTTGATACCAGATAGCGGTCCGCCACTATCCTATGTCATTCGTAGGGGTTGTGCTGGCTGCCCTGATTGATCCTTTTATCACCGATAGTTTTAGTTGTGTATAACTTCAGATCTATGGAGTCAATCAAATGAGTGACCAGACCGAATCGAATCAGCCAAAGTTAACGATAGCAGACCCGGTTGACGTGGAAACTCTTACAAAGTTCCAGCAACTTCAGGGTTCTAGGCTTCAGGTTGCTGAGAGCCTGCTCAATCTCGAGCAGGACAAGATCCGTCTCATTCGAGCGGCTTCCAACATTGAGGCAGAACGCCAGAGATTGTTTGAAGGGGTGCTTCTGGCTCGAGGCTTATCACCAAACTTCCCAGTAGAGATCGATGCGAAGACTGGGGTCATGAAGCCGGTTGAGGGGGCGATTGAAGCTCTCAACCAACAGGCTGTCGCTCAAGCAGCTACAGGAAACACTGGTAACTGATCCTGTTCTGGTAACGTCCGAATAAAGGGGTTTTTCCTTTATTAGGTGCCTCTAATTGACTGCCCAATTCGTTGAGGCTGAGGACTCGCCATGGCGGACGTAAGCAACCGAGATAGAAACCCCCAACTTGTTGAAATGAACAAGTTGCCTTGGCCAGCGCCACCCTTGAACTTGTTCATGCTTGATGGGACTCGAGGGGTCATAGACCTTCGTTGGGATGACCCTTCCTATCTAACCTTGAACAGTCGCTTTAAGATTCTTGGCGTTAATGTCTATCGTAGTTTTGACTCCGAGTTTGGACCTTACCACAGAATCACAGATCTCCCTGTCGGTGCTACCTTCTGGAGGGATCAGACAAACAATGAATTGATTCCTGATGAGGATGTCACCGATCAGTTCATTCTATTTGGAAGTGCTAGCACTGGATTTGATGGTCCTAGATATGTTTTCAAGACCCTGAACTTTCCGATCGTCGGGGAGGCATCTAGGGGAATTCCAACTAAGAACCAACAGGATGTCCAGGTGTTCGTTGATGGGGTGCAGGCGAGAGTTATAGCTGTAAATGGGCAGACGGGCGAGGTTGAAATTGATGCCAATATCTACACGGACACGGCTCACCAACAAAGAATCTTGCCTGTAATTCCGACACCAACAAGTCGTGTGACCTGCACTTATCGGTATACCAAGGATTTCCTAAAGACTGACCTGTCCCAGCGAATATTCTATCGAGTAACAACGGTTGGTATCCCGATCTCTCAAACTTGGGATGAGATAAATCCAAACAACCTCGTTGAAACTCCGCTTGAAGCGGCTGCAGCTACGAACACATTCGAGATTGAAAAGCTGGATTATATTTGGAGAGAGGCCATTCGAAGGAATCGGTGGATCCTTGAACAAGGAGGTGAGCGTGTCAGGGTTTACCTCCGTAAAGTTGTCGGATTACCCTGCCTCTGTGTCGATCAAACCCACAAACAACCTATTTCTGATTGTCAGAACTGTTTTGGGACTGGGATCCTTGGTGGGTACGAGGGCCCCTATGACATCATAATAGGGCCTGATGACGCTGAAGTTAAGCTCTCTCAGAGGGATATCGGTAGAACAACCGAGCACAGTTACGAAGTTTGGACTGGGCCTCAGCCTCTTTTGGCTCACAAAGACTTCATTATGAAGATCAATGGTGACCGCTACAGTATAGGTCCGGTGAGAATGCCAACGAATCGTGGTGTTCTACTACAACAACACTTCACCATTGGGTCCTTTGACGACAAGGACATTCGCTACAAGGTTCCAGTTACGGACCCCATCAAGTTTGTAGCAACTCAGTTCAAACCTGAGGGACCAGAGTTTGGAGCTCCCGCTGAGATTACAGATAACCCCAACATTCCGAGCGAGAGACAGCTAAGGGGTAGGACATTAGCTTGGAAAAACACTAATTACGCTATTCCTTTTATACTATGCCTATCCTATGTCTTTCATGTCATTTCCAAGTTTATGTAAGGTCTGTGATAAGCCCCTGCACAACTAAGTCTGGGTTGGCCATCCAACATCTAGTTGATACCCTTGAGCTTCTAAAGACGCACACCCAGGTTTTTCGAAATTGGTTTCCAATTATTGAAAGAGTCTCCTAAATGGCTCAAGACTATCGTCTTGCCTCTATCTATGGTAAACCTTTTCTTAGGGACGTAGAAGCTAGTCCTGACAAGGCGCTAAATCGTGTTAAGTTCAGTGTACTCACTAGATTGAGACTGAAACTTGTACAATCTACCTTCTCTGAAAGAGCAAAGAAAGCCTTAGCTCAATCCTTGAAGGTTAAGCAGGGGCCCTCCTCTCTTACCATCTATTCTACCCATCCAGCTTTCATTCAATTAATGAGAGGGCAGCGGAAGGGGCAAATGCGATGGTTGACCAAGGCTCGAGCTCCGATCCCCATCATCACTGAGACCGGGGAGTTGATTTTTAGGACTGCTACTATCAAGTCTATGAAGGATGGTAAGTGGGTGCACCCAGGTCGTCCGACATATGACTTCATTGATAAGGCCAAGAAGGAAGCTAAGGAGCAAATCCGTAAGGCTATTGTGCTTGAGATGAGACGAGTGGCTTCTGGGGTTGCGGCTGCAGCCAGACGATGATCAGAGAGACTATGAAGATGAATCCCGGAGATGTTATAATAGTCAGTGGTGTTACGGATATGGTGGTTGTCACCGATATAGGTTACAATGTACCTCACGGTAAGAACACTCCGATACCAGCTAATATAGCTCTTGGGTCGTCAGAGCTCTGGAATCATATTAGTTGTGGACGTATATTCTGGCATAACAGGCCAACTGACAATCACCAACAGGCCGTAGCGAACCAGAAGTCCAATTTTGTTGTTGAGCCTCAACCCGTTGTGAGTTCGAACTCTAATACCAGACTACAATCAGAACTGTCCAAAGTACAAGATGAATCTGTCAAAGCTCAATTCGAGCTCTTGAGTAGAATTGGGGTCTTAGAGGCTGAAAATGCTCGTTTGAGAGCTGAGAGTGAAAAGAAGTCGACCGATGACGATAAGCTGAAGACTATTTTGGAAAGGTTGGACAACCTCCCTACCGCAACAGTTCAGGTTGTTACTCAAGCTCAATTGAGTACCACCACTGCAGCTGAGCCTGATACAGAGGAGAAAGTTCCAATCTACATTCCTTCGCTACCAGATGCGCGGAGTATCCCTAGTAGGATCACTCCAAAAGTCATAAAAACAGACGGTTCCGATGTTGAGAAGGCCGGTAAGGCTCTGAGACAATTTAGGAAGCAGGGTGGTTAAAGTTCTTTCGAACTTACCAGTTACGGAGAGGCTAGATATCCATGACGACTGATCCAAAGCAGGCACTCTTAGCACGGGCAGCTTCCATTCAGAGTAAGATCGCAGCTACGGTGCTTTGGAAGTACACAGATGAGGATGGGAAGGACTTCTACCTCTCAGACAAGAAGGTTGGAACTCTAAAGTCACCCTATACGGGAAAGTCATTCACTGCCAAGCCTGAGAGATCTTCACTCTCAGATGTTGGCAAGGAGCTCAAGGAAGATGACGCTAAGGTCAAAGGAGCTCTCTGGAAGTATAGTGACGACGAGGGTGGGACTTTCTATCTTCCAGAGCGAGTGACCGGTACTGTAAGGTCCCCTGTTACGGGTAAGTCATTTACTGCTCACGGGGAAAAGATGAACTTCGGGGAGATCAACAAGGCGGAGAAGACTGCAGCCGCTTCTACTGTCTTGTGGAAGTACGTTGGGGGTGACGGGATGATCTTCTACCTACCTGAGAAGGTGGTCGGGATGGTGCGAGATCCATTCAGTGGTAGCACTTTCCCTGGGCATCCGGTTCGGGTAAACCTAACTACGGTTGCCAAAGAACTGAGGGCTCAAGGGAATCGAACCAACGCAATCTGGCAGTACACAGATGGGGATGGACAGAACTTCTACATGGCTATTCGTAGGAAGGGGTCTATGAAGTCCCCCTATACGGGCAAGTCATTCATTGCTGACCCCCAACGATTAGCCTTGGGTGAGGTCGGGGAGCAGTCGGAGTCAGTTCTCGACCCAAGACAGAGTGAGCTTCAGGAGCTTCAAGCACTGCTAGCAGCAAAGGGGTACGACCCGAAGGATGCCATCATTCTCCAAGCTGAGGGGATGGGACCTTTTGAGTTAGTAGAGCGGCTCAAGGAGCCGGATGGACTCGAAAAGTCTCACGCGTTGGTGAAACTAGCTTCGACGGAAGTTACTGCATCTTTGACATCCGCTGAAAAGAAGGTTGTGGACGCGTTTTACGAGAAGAGACCTGCGCATGGTGGGATGCTCACGACTGACGGTAAGGAACTAGAGAAGAATGGGATTGGCGGGAAGAATGTCGCCAAGTGGGAGGGTGATAAGATTGTTGTGAGCCCAGACCGTCCAATGGTCAAAAATGACGAAGAGATTCTTCGGTATATGAAGAAGTCCATTCCAGCTAATACCCTAGCACCTCACCCCTTTTTCAGAAAGTCTTCTGCTCTCGCTGAGGAACTTCTTACTGTTGGAGATGAGCACCCTGCTATCACAGCTGTAAGTAAGGCCTTCAATGATGTTCTTGCTGCGCTAGGTGATGTTCAGAACCGAGTCACTAACCTCAAGGCAGCCGGTGAGGGTTCAATTGACTACCCAACTCTACTTTTGGCAGGATTTCAGCCAAAGGTTCGAAAGTTGGCTGAGGTTGCAGCTATTGTCTCTAAGCAATTGGAAGACAGATTGGCATGACTGATTCAGACTCCTTTCGTCCGAATCCTGATCACCCAGGTGTTACTTCAACTAGTACTCCTCCAGATGACGCAACCTTTGTGATTTGGCAAGATCCGTCTTCGTACAATCCTTTTTTTCATGGGCCTCCTTACCTACCCGGAATGAAGGTTCGCTTGGATAGAACAGCTTCAGTGAAAACCTCTCATACGATTGCAGCCAAGTTGGCCCACGGCTCTGGCCTTGGGCTGCCCACTGCTCTCGTTTTCGTAAGAGCCCTGGCTATGATTCACCAAGGTCACCACTGGCTGACTTTTGGGGATTCCTACTATGCTGACCACCTTCTATTTGAGAGGCTCTACAACGAGACCTCAGACGAGGTGGATCAGATTGCAGAGAAGGCTGTTGGAGTAGGTTGTCCGAAGGACAAGTTGCATCCGGGCCTTCAAGCTTCATTGGTCACTAAGACTGTTCATATGTTTTGTGGGAATGGGGTAGATGTTGGTGAAGGTGAGAACCCTATTTCTTACTTGAGGACCAGCCTAAAGGCTGAGGAGCACTTCATCTCAGGTTTGGCGGCTATAGCTTCTGAGATGAAGAATAACGGTGAGCTTACTCGAGGAACCGACAACCTTATTGCAGGTGTTGAGGACAAGCACGAATCTCACGTGTATCTTCTTAAGCAGAGACTCACAGCAGACCCTTGGAAGGTCTGAGTCCAAAGTCAGACAGATAACAGATGAAAAGGTAGACCTATGTCGAATGAATCAAATAAGAGTTACGGGGTAGGGTTGGATGTTGGCACAATGAACTTCGTTTGTGCTCGATACACTGGTCAGGGTGTAGACATCCAGGTGATGCGGGACGCCTTCCTAGATTTGGAGGTTGAGTCCAAAAAAACATTGAAAATGAGTCAAGTGAGCTTTATGGAGCTCCCAGATCAATTGATCGTGTTGGGTGAGCCGGCTCTGCAAATGGCAAACTTGTTCAAGCGTGAAGTACGCAGACCCCTTTCTAAGGGTTTGGTATCACCAGGAGAACTGCGGGCTCATGTAATCCTCAACACCTTGATTTTCTCTATCCTGAAGGAGCCAGCTGTTGACGGAGAGCACTGCTATTACAGTGTGCCAGCTGAGCCAATTGATCTTCCAGGACAAGATGTTGCCTATCATACCGAGGTGTTTCGTAAGATCATTGAGGGTCATGGTTATACGGCTCATCCGATGAATGAGGCGATGGCTATCATTTACTCTCAATGTGCCTCGACCAACTACTCAGGGTTAGCTATCTCCTTTGGGGCGGGTTTGTGCAATGTAGCATTGTCCTTTAGGACAATGATGGGGGCTAGTTTCTCAATTGCCCGTGGAGGTGGTGATTGGATTGACGAGCATTCAGCCAAGGCTGTCGGGTCAACTTCCTCTCGTATGTGTTCGATCAAAGAGCGAGGGGAGTTTAACCTCTCAGATCCACCTAAGGACAGTCCAGACGCTGAAGCTATTGCTCTATATGTGAGGAACTTGATCCACAATTGCCTAACGGATATCGCAAAGAAGGTTCGTAAGGATCAGAGTGGTATTGACTTGACGGAGTCTATTCCAATTGTGTTAGCTGGGGGTACCACCCTTGCCAAGGGCTTCTTGGACTTATTCAAAGAGGAGTTTGACAAGGAACAGGCTAAGGGGTTTCCTCTCAAGATCTCTGAGGTTAGACTTGCTCAAGATCAAATGAGTGCAGTTTCACAAGGTCTCTTGGTTCTTGCAAACCAAGAGTACGACTGATGTACTACTACCTGGTGTCTTCTTTGAAGCGAAGGCTCATTCTCGAGCTTCAGGATAGCTTTTCTCGTCACCCCGTTTACGAGAAGGTTGTTAACTTCATTCAGAATAAGTACGCCTTTGATGAAAGGCCAGCTTTTGGTATCGTTGTTAAGGGCTCTTCCTCAAACAACCTGAAGCTCTCCTCCCAGAATCTACTAGGGAATATCTCGAGCCACGTTATGCTATCCTACTTGGACACCCCTTCCTATATTTTGGAGTGGGTCAAGGAGGACCTAAACACGGTAAGAGCCAACGGGGGTTCGATGCCTATCCCCGCAGGGGTCTATTACATAGAGTGCCTGGATGCCCCGACCAGTCAGAATGAGGTTGGACACTTTGTAATTGATCCACTCCTGACGGTAACTGACTTTCCGTTACTACAGGTCGTGTCTGGAGTAGAGAGCCATGCTCTTATCCAACCCCCTCCGATTCAAGGGACTCTACGAATTTGGATCAACAGGAAACTACCATTTTATGAGGGTAGGGACTACACGATAGATTACTCAACGGGTGAGGTGACTATTCTGACTAACCTCATGCCTGGTCAGATTTTGACCGCTGACTATCGTTACCCGACTGAATCAATTGGGCCTATTGAGTGGAAGTGGAACACTGCTGATTGGAAAACTCTTCCAGGGGTCATCCTTGCTTTTGGAAAGCGTGGTAGGAAGGGTGATAAAATTGCAGTAGTAGTTTATGATGATCGAGTAGATACCGCCATAGCCTATGGCGGTAAATTCGAAGTTTCCTTCGATCTCGATGTCATAGCTCAAGATCCTATGCAGATGGAGGAGATGGCAGACTACGCCCATATGGCGCTTTGGAGTGAGAAGAGGTCTAACCTTTCTTTTGAGGGGATAGAGATCACCGAAGTGTCAATGGGTGGTGAGGCTGAAGAGGCTTATGATGAGGTGGCAGATACCTTCTACTATACAGCCTCAATGAGTGTTCAGGTTCAGTCAGATTGGGAAGTCCATGTCCCACTACCATTCACCGTTAGCCAAGCATCTGCGGCGACTCAAGCTGATGGGACATCAGGGCTGAAAATTGTTTCTGCTACTGACTTATTCTTCTCAACCGTGCCAATCATTGTTGGGAGAAACTCAAACTACGAACGAATCGCATGAGATGAGAGTACAATGCCCAAGTACACTTTTGAATGTCAATTATGTGGTACAAGATTTGACCGAACTCTAAAGATGGGTGCACATCCGACGCACGAATGCCCTTCTTGTGCTGATGATGCCCCAAGGCTATTTGATGGGAGTGGGTTTGGATTTGGTTTTGCACCAGGGGGTTCAGCTCCGGCTAACTCTGGGGTCCACGATCAAGATTACCCTACTGCTGATAAGATTGTTGGGCGTAGCGCTGAAGAACGTTGGTCAACTTACCGAAATAGAGACCGCGTGAAGCGTGAGGTACGCTCAGTTGGAGGTAGTCCAGCACTAGCAAGAGTGGATGGTGATGGGTATACCGACTATCTTGCGATGAGCCCTGCTGAAAGAGAAGCTAGAGGTAAACTTGTCGATTATGCAGTGACGATGGAGAAGCAGCCTGAAGCTAAATACAGTCAATAGAACCCCTATCGTGCGAAGGTGCCTCCTGTTTTTCTAATATTGGCTGCATGCTAAATATTTCACTTGTAATACCCTTAAGGCCAAAGACTCAATGCTTAACATCTTGGTCTACTTAGCAGTGCACAACCCATTGGGCCGAAAGGTTTAGATTAAACCAAATGTAGACGTGAAGTTCAGTCCCTCCTAATCACCTAAATCAGATGAAATTAGACCGGATTCAAATGCAGTCCCTTGAGTTATTAGGAGACCTATCATGTCGAATGGCCCATTCTCAACCTATGTACCACCGGGTGTTTACTCCCGCACGCTGACCGATGCAAATGTTGCAGCTCTTGTAGCTGGTCTTCGTATTCCTTTTATCATTGGTGTTGGTCAAGAGCAGCTTCAGGTAAGCGAACTTGAAATGGTTCGAGGCTCCTCGTCAAACCTCGATGAGCAGATCATTAATGAGGATGTGTCTGCAGAATGGGTTGTGGATACAACCAACCCATCCAATCCAGTTTTGGGTACTCAGGATGGGACTCGTACCCAGTTCAAGGTGCGAAATACCCCCATCGTTGACGGCCAAGGATTTGGTAGGATCACGAATGATGTACGTAGCGTTAGTGTAACTGTCAATGGTTCCCCAGTTGCTGTTGGTTCGGTCAACGGTAATAGCGGTACCGTGACACTACAAGTACCACCTCAGCCAAGTGATGTTGTTCGGGTCACTTACTTTTTCCATCGTGGGGACACAGCTTTCACAGATGATGTTTCGTTTCAAGTTAGTGAAGCCCCTCAAACGGTCATCACTCCTGGTTTCGAGCCCTACAATGTCATCACCGGAGCTAATGATACCTTCCAGATAGCTCTTAATGGTGGAGCCCTGCGGACGGTAACCTTCCAGGCTGCCGCTGCTGCTACTGCTGCGAGCTTGGTCACTCAACTCACAGCGGCCCTTGGGGTGGGGGTAGCTTCTGTGTTTGTTGACAACCAGGGTTTCAACCACGTCAAGTTCACTGCGGTATCCTCTATTCTGATTGGTACTGGTAACGCTAACGGTATCTTGGGACTTACCGGCAACCAGTTATCAAGTGGCAATACTCAATTCAAGGTGTTCCAGCGTCCAATCGTTGACGGCACCTCTAGTGGTATCACTACGACTGACACTTCGAAGGTTGTAGTCAAGGTGAATAACATTCAGGTGATTCCGTCGTCAGTTGACGGGACCAACGGAATTGTAACGTTGGCTATTGCACCCCCTCCGGGAGCAGTTGTTACGATCAATTACTGGGCGAATACCTGGCAAGATACCTTCGACTACTTGCCAAATCCAATGGTTACCAGTGTAATCAGGGCAGGTATCAGTCCCGGGCGTTCTGATTACATCCAAGGCGCAGACTTCGTAATTAAGAACCCAACCCCAGATGTTTCAATTGTTCATTGGGGGACTAGTTACTCAGTATCCTCTACCTTGCAGACTCCAGGTGCTAACCCCTTTGATAGCACTCAGATCATTCCAACTCTTGTCGATGACAAGATGTACTTGGCCCCATGCACCCCATTCGTGGATACCTCGGTTATCCCAGCTGTGGTGAGTAATTCAGTATTCCTACTTCCTGAGGTACCAACCACGGGTAATGGCAGGGACACGGTTCTTGGGTCGGCACTTTACTCATCGGTTACCAACAGTCGCCAAGATGTGGTCACGAACCGTCCAGACTTGGTAGTCGCTCGTGTGGGTCGCACCCTCTCAGATGCTCTGGGTCGACCAGCAGCTTCAGTCACCATGGTTGACGGTCCAAGCCGTAAGATCACTTTAAGGGACCCAATCCCGGCTGATTGGAATGTCTACGCGACGTTCTACTACAATCGGATTAGTGATGATACCTACATCCTAACCAACACGGTTGCAGGACCCGTAGGTGTTGGTCAATACAACGTGTTCTCTTCTATTTTGAACACAAACCTGTACCAAGTCCTCTTTGGGACCAAGAGCGGTCTTTCCCAGATCGTTCAGTGGCCGCGTGGGGTTGAATACATTCCAGACGCTCTCTATACGGGTGCTGGAAGCCCGGTTTCTGAGACCGTTACGGTGACCTTTGGACAAGCTGCAGCACGTAATGCTGTGTATACGAACGAGGGGGCTCAGCCCTACTCGTTCTACTCAGCTTCGGCGACTTGGATTACCAATGTTAACGGGACCCCAGTCTCTACTAACTTACTCACGGCCCAACCAGCCACCTTAGTTAGCCGTGCAGTAACCCTCTCTGGTAGCAATGTGACAGTCACTACAGGGGTGGATGATGTTCTGAACCTTGAGATTGATGGGGTAGCTTATACAGTAACCCTAACAACCGACACCCCAGCAAACATTGCTACAGCAATTAGCGCGGTTATCACTCCGGCGACAGCCACTGCTGTTTCAGCATTCGGAGGGACTGCTGCCTTCTTCGTGATCAAGAGTAACACAACTCCTGGGGCACTCCCTGGTGGGTTTGATGCCGTTAGTTCGGTTTACATTGCTCAGGGTACTGCGGAGACTCTACTCGGATTCCAGAGCTTTGAGCAGGCTCTTGGAACCCCAGGATCTATCAATAAACCAGCCACCATTCTTGGGTCAGCTGCGAACCCCTTCACGGTTATCCCTGGGGTTAATGATACTTTCCAGGTAAGGGTCAACGGGGTAGACTTTACCTCAACCCTCACCAATGAGATCACCCCGACTACGGGTTGGGTTCTAGGTACCGGTTGGACGGGACCCTATCCAACCTTTACCCATGCAGCTGGGGATACTGCAACCCTGACCAACCCGTTGGCAGCTATTGTTGGGGCAGAGTATGAGATAACCCTCACTGTCGTTCCTACAGCAGGGACAGTGGGTGCAGCTTTATCGTTCGGTGGGGTGATTGAATCGGCGGTCAACACCACAACAACCTTTACGATTACAGCTACAACAGTAGCGTCACTAGAGGTCACCCCGGATACAACCTTTGCAGGTACCATATCGGTTGATATCCAATCAAAATCAGCTGGTGTGATTGCTCGCCAGATCAACTCTGTGATTACATCACAAGGATCGGCCGCTGCTGGGACCCTTACCAATGTAGGTAAGATTCGGATTACCAGCAATACCAATCAATCTCAATCAGCAGTTTTGATCGGCTCTGGTACAGCAAATGTACTTCTTGGTTTCAGCCAAGGATCTTTCTCAAGCCAGACTCTAGTGACTGCTCAAGAAGTTGTCGACTCCCTCATGGGTACGGGTGGGTTCACTGGTGCAGTTGCCTATCCGTCAACTATCAATGGTCAAACGTATGTTACCATCGAGTCTTTGACGACTGGCATTACTAGCGGCATTGGGTTCGGAACCTCTACAGCCTTCAATACCCTCACTGGTACAGGAATTGTCCCCGGAACTTCGGGTGACAATGGGGAGAATGCCACCGATAACTTCGTGGTCACTTCTTCTGATGCTGTTCACGGTTCATCTGGTACAGGGTACCCTGGTCAAACATATACTGATGCTCGTACCGGCCTTAGGTTTACGGTTTTACCGGCGACTACAGGTCACTACGATACCTCTGGTTACTTCACTCTCCTCGCTTCACAGACGTTCGCTGTGAACCCTGGTATCCCCTCTTACGCTATCCCTGGCCTCGAGACGATCGTTGCTAATACGGTTGGAGTTGGAGTTAATGACACTGCTAACGTGGAGACATTCAATCCTTCAGGGGTTGAACCAGCAAACGGGGACTTCTACTTCATTAGTTACTACTACTTGAAGCAGGACTTCTCGACGAAGCTGTACTCTCAGTTCAAGACGATTGAAGGGGTGTACGGCCCGCTGAATGCTGAGAATAGGGTTACCTTGGGTGCCTACTTGGCCATTCTCAATGGTGCAGTCCTGGTTGGAATCAAGCAAGTTCTCAAGGTTCCGAATACAAATCAAGCCTCTGCACAGTCCTTTATTACGGCCATTCAGGGCTTGGCTACTCCGCTGCCTGGTAACATCAAACCTGACGTCATTGTGCCTCTCAGCACGGATACCGCAGTGTATTCGTACTTGACTCAGCACTGTGAAGTCATGTCCAACATTCGCAACCAATCAGAGCGAATGGGTATGATTGGCTTTGCTAGTGGGACGACACCAACCACGGCTCAGACGATTGCAAAGTCCTTGTTCAGTTCAAGGGTTGTGGCCCTCTATCCGGATTCGGTAGTGGTCACCTTCACTGACGAGCTCGGAAACACCTATCAATCTCTGGTGGATGGGACTTTCTTCGCGGCAGCGGTTGCTGGTGCGGTTTGCTCTCCAGCTGTGGATGTTGCCACTCCGTATACGAGGCGTCAGCTCCAAGGGTTCACCCAGATTCCAAGGATTATGGATCCGGTCGAGGCCAATCAGACGGCAACGGCTGGTATCACAATTCTGGAAGATCTACAACCGATCATCAGGATTCGTCAGGGTCTAACAACCAACATGACGAACATTCTAACCCGGTTGCCCACGGTAACCCAGATCGCGGATCACGTTTCTATTAGCTCGAGGTCAGTCCTTGACGCGTACGTAGGTACCAAGTTCCTGTCGAGTCGAACCAATGAAGTTGAGGTCTCGATGACATCTCTCTTCAAGCAGCTCATTCAACAGGAGATTGTCTCGGCCTTCACGGGTATCGCCGCCACGGTAGACCCAAATGACCCCACAATATTGAATGCTGTAGCATATTATGCTCCAATTTTCCCGTTGCTCTATATTGTACTCCAGTTCAACCTAAGAGCTAGGGTCTAGGGGCAGACTTTCCTCTGAAGATTCAGGTACTTAGGAAACTACTTAGTAAATATCTTGACAGACCTCACTTTGGTGGTATCCATACCGGAGTGAGGTTTAGTCATGCCCGTCGGTAAACAATCTTCTACCATTCCCTCAGATACCTACTCACTGTTTGAGTCCACTGAGGGTTTCAAGGCAATAGCCAAACGTCTTAGCGTCTCGCCCAACACACTACGAAAGTGGTGGGTTGAAAAGTTTGGGCAGGAGGCTTTTGATTCTCGTGGAAAGAAGTTACAATCAGCTGCAGCAGTAGCCTGTGGGCGCAGTAGAGCTGGGTCAACCCATAAGATGAAAGAGGTTGTGGAGCCTTGTGCGGAATGTGGCACTCCTACTTCAGTAACCCTCCTCTCAAGGTCTAGATCAAGCAGAGTTACTTGCCCTACTTGTTCCGATAGAGAACGAGGGGTTGACCGTCAGTGCCCGGTATGTGGTCTTGGGTGTTCTGGTTCAAAAGGGCTTTCAATGCATCTAGCTCAAGTTGCTGATGCTGATCACCAGGAGCACCTACAAGTTAAAGAAGACCTAACTTGGGAAGGAAAGATTGAAAGTAAGGATTACGTGATCTGTCTTCTTTGCGGACACAAGTCAGTAACCCTAGCCCGCCACTTGTTGGCAGCACATAAAATTAATGCTGGTCAATACAGGATGCAATTCCCAGAGGCCCTTATCCGTTCTGAAGCTTTGACAATACTCCGTGGAGTATCAGCGAGAGAAGCTCATGAGAAGTTTCCTACTAAAGGGAAGACTAAAACCATACTGTGCTCGAGTTGTGATCGAGAGCTTGAGGTTTCAGCTTTTTTTGCCTATGCTACTCATGACTCTCGATGCCCAGAGTGCAAACAATCTGATCTCGAAGCAGCTGATTTATCCAAGTGGGAAGGTAAGTCGGAACCGGAAGACTACGTGACTTGTCAGGTCTGTGGCTATCGAGCAGAAAACCTAACCTCTCATGTTAGTAGTGAGCATCGGGAACTCATCGGGCGGTATGAGGCTACCCACCCAAACTTCAAACTTATAGCTCTAAGTTCTAAAGTTCATGGGCCTTCAGCTCTCAGAGGTCGAATCTTGTCGGATGAGGTCAAAGCCAAGATGTCTGCCAGTGCTGGTTGGAATCGTGGTTTGACCAAGGAGACTGATGCTCGTGTAGCTAACGCAGCGGAAGCCATGAAGGGTCGTGTTTCATGGAGTAAGGGTCTTACCAAGGAGGATCACCCTAGTCTTCAGAGCACCTCAGCTAAGCTCTCAACTATCAAAACTGGAGTTCCGAATGATGCAACAAGGTTA